TTCTGTGTGTCAATCAACTTGGATCTATCTGCCTTATGTCTCAGAAAATCCGGGATAGGATTAGGCTACCTACCCGGACCACATAAGGATTAACCCGCCTAACTCTTTAGGAGGTCAACCACGAATGTTTTCCGATCCACAATCCGTTACCGTTAATGCTGTTGCTCAATCGATGCCTCGAGTGCAAACTCAAGGTAGAGAATCGACTTATCAGAAATCTGATCAGACGTATACTCTGACGATTGGGTCAATCCAGTCTAAGGACCGGGTTAATACCCGTGTCCGGCTGGATCAGAGAAAAGTCGTCGCAGATCCATTGACAGCTGTCAATGACTACGAGACCCTCTCTGTTTCGCTACTCATTAATCGGCCCCTAGCGGGGTTTTCGATGACTGAGTGTGAACAGCTTATAGCCGGTTTTAAAACCTGGCTAGATAATACTGCCATCGACAAACTTTACGGGCAGGAGTCTTGAACCGATTATGGTTCGCGGCTCCACGTCTGGATTGGTGCTCGTAATAGTGATTTAATACTATTACATTCGCTCCTTTCCATGCGCCGTTAAGTCGACTGGTTTTCAGTATTTGGTATCGGATATGCCTGGTATCAATATTGATTCCAGGTTGGCAGACACTTCGCGGCTTGATGATTACCCCCGATTATGGAGGAATCATGAAAAGCAACGTAAGTGACCTTTTAGGAGTCATGCATGCCCTCTATGAGGATGCTTGCATGAAGTGCGTCGCTGATGTCTCCGATTTACGTGATCTTGAAACCATAAGATCACGAGTCAAACATGAAGGTATATCGTTTTTGACGATTACCCTTCCCCAGTTTGGCCGGGACTTCGAGAGAAGCCTGGCCGAAGGGATCATTGACTCATCGTATTTTCGGAGTTTCCGAAAATGCGGATCAATCCCTGCATTATTGCAAGGTATGATCAGTCAAATGTTTGACCGAGAGACAGGAAGGATTTATGACAAAAACAACCCCCCGAAAGGGATTGATGTTCAAGAGTTTCCCGTTATTGTCGATTCTGTCCGGCAAATTTGCCGGGCATTCGCCAAAATCGAGATTGACTGTACCCCTGATAGGGTTCAGTCAGCCCTTGACAACTTTGTCACAATTGAGCAGTCTTTTTCAGATTTTCAACTCCAAGAAGAAGCCCCGCAAGAGATTCTCTTGGCTGCTTCTGTGCTATGGGATCCTATCGTTAGTGCTATTGCACTTTCCGAATGTGACCCCAGGCATGGTCCTGGAGCTACTGCGGAGCATATTTCTGGAAATCAGAAGTATG